CGCGGGCGTTCAGAATTTTTGGAAAACGCTAAGTGCCTGCAGCCGGATTCAACTTTTTGTTGGCAAGCCTTGCGTGGCGCGGGTTTAACGGATTTCGTGAATTCGGTCAGAACGTGACCGGATGGGCAGTTTCAGTCACAAAACGGAGGATCGGTCAGCTCGTGACCAGAATGCGTTTTCCAGTCACAAAAAGACCGGGCGGTCAAAAATTGTCGGCCCGGTCATAAGGTGACTGCGGATGGTGGATCAGTGTTCGGGGAGCGGCCTATCGGCTAGGAAAGCCTCACTCACCATCGCGCGCTTGATGGCCTCGACTTGCTCGTTAGCCCGAGCGAGGAGGACGGACCCGCACCCGGTTTCGGCGTGGTATCGCTCCCACACCATCTGCCGGTAGCGGGCTGCGTGCAGCAGGACTTTCAGTTGCTCGTACATTCCGGGTCCTCCTGGACGATGGCTCCGCACTCCAGGCACACGCCGTTGTGGTTCGCCAGGTGGTGACAGCCTGCCCGGTAGCGCAGCGTCTCGCGACGGGTGCTCTGGGCAGGGGCGGGTTTCGGTTTGCGCTGGTTCATATCAGGGCGTCCGGGTCGTCGATCGGATCGTGGTATTCGTCGTGGGCCTCATTCGCGAAGAACGCCTCCACCGCCTCCGCGTTTTCGGTGACCCACACCGCCAGACCATCGCCAGGGTCTTCGCCGACCGACAGGTAGTAACAACCGCTCTCGGCATGGTGCATCAGCTCCAGCTTGGCGAACCTCTCCAGGTGGGGAAGCGCGCGAACCAGCAGGTCGTCGAGCGCGTCGGCCGTGTAGCCCTCGCCATAGCGTGGGATCGGCCGAGCCTTGATCCGGGCAATCAGGTTGCGCAACTCCGGCGTGTTCATATCAGGGCGCCCTCGTCGCGCACGTCCAGCAGCGCCTTGTTCAAGGCCAGCACCAGCGAGGAGTCCCAGTATTCACGCTTGCCGACATGGACGTGGAACGTGCGCGTGGCATCGTCCTGGTAGACCTTCAGGGTTGTGTCGGTCCCGTTCTCGACATACCCGAGCAGCTCGTGAATCCTGTCGGCGAACAGCTTGTCGAACAGGCGCGAGAGACCGAGCGCCAGATCATGCGTTTCGGCCTCGGTGTACTGGAGACCCATTTCCTTCTGGCGTTCATCGGCGCGCTGCGCATAGGTCTGCTGCAGCCAGCCGAAAATACGATCCTGGTTCATATCAGGTCATCCTCGTCGACCAGCCCGGCGGTAGGGTCGTCCTCCTCGACGACCGGTGCCGGGGCTGGCGAAGGTTTCTTCATCACGGGAGGCTTGCTGGTGTAGCGTTCCGAGAAGTTGTTGGTCCGCTCACCCTCGCGGTAGCGCTTGGTGCCGCTGTACATCTCGACCACCTCGTTTGCCTCGCGCACCACCAGCTCGGTGAACTCCTGCATCCCGTGGTTCCACTGGAACATCGTCATCTGGTAGTCGCCACGTCCTTGGGCGATGTGCTGCGCGAGCAGCTTGGCGAGTTCGGTGACGGTCATGGCGGCAGCCTCGTCGGTCAGTGGGCGTAGCGGCGCAGCATCTGGGCGATCGCGTCACCGCGGTCCATCTGCCGGCTGAAGGTCGGCAGGCCGGTCGGCCCGACACCGACGACGAAGCGCTTCTGGCTCGGCACTTTCACGCGGGCATGGCTGTAGGTGGCGATCAGGTATGCAACGCTCGGGAGTTTGTTCGACATGGTGGTGCTCCTCAGATGACATCATCGGTTTCGGTGGTTTCGGCTTGCGCCGGTTTCAGCATCGCGGTCAGCTTGTCGACGAGATCGGACAGCACTGTGACGCGGTAGTACGCCTCGCTGCGCCAGACGTGGGCCTGGTCTTCGTCATCGTCGTAGTTGATCGGCTGGAAGGTGATCTTCGACAGGCGGAAGTTGCTGTCGAGAACGAAGCTCACGTCGTCGCCGTCGTTGAGCGCCAGCTTGTCGACCGAGAATCCGGCGTGCAGGTTGTCGCCCAGGCCGAGGGTGCTGCTCCCCAGGTCCCCCACGTCGTAGCGCACGACCTCATGTTCGGAGCTGACCTGTACGAAGCCACCGACGTAGAACCCGTCGAACTGGTCGTAGCCAACGTCGTCGAGCCAGGCCAGCAGGCGGTTCGTCAGCCCATTGCGCACGCCGTCGAAGTAGATCGTGGTGGCCTTCAGGGCGCCGAACGCCTGGACCAGTTCGAGGGTCACCCGATCGGCGCGCTTCTTCGTCGACGACACGTAAAGGCGCTGCGCTTTCGCGTCGTAGAAGGCGTGGGTCAGGGTCGTCGACACCAGGGCGGTCTGGGCCATCTCCATGAGTACGAGGTCCTTAAGCTCGTTCCGGCGCTTGCGGTAGACCTTCTGCAGCGTCTCCTCCTCCTCGGCCTTCGCCCGGCGATCGACCTCGGCGCGCACCACGGCCGGCGGAATGATCTTTGAGTCGTGGCGCAGCACGAACGAGTAGCCGCGGCTGGCGTCGGCGAACGGGGTCACCATCTCGCCGGTCACCGGGTTCTTCACGAAGCCGTAGCTGTCGAACTGGGTCGAGAGGATGTCGGCGAACTCGCGCTTGGCGAGCGCCAGCTCGGTGTCGATCCGGCTCGGCAGCTCGATCGAGTAGCAGATCACGGATTTCAGGTGGTTGAATTTCACAGGTCGGTTCTCCAGGGGGTCAGTTGTTGCGCTCGCGGCGGTGGCGCAGCGAGATCAGCAGGCGGTTCCAGTGGTGGGCGAACTCCTTGGCCGCCTCCGGGTCTTCGATCCGGCCGCCACCCGGCACCGCCCAGCCGCCGTCGGCGTGGGGCACCATCGTGAAGTCGGACATGATGATTTCGCGCACCTTCCGGGTCATTGGATGGTTCCTCGCGGTTCGCATGACACGATCTCCGCGGACCAGCTCTTGCCGTCGGGAGCGTTTCTCACGCGCAGGATCACGTCGCTGGTCGGCAGGTCCGGCACATTCCGGCTGTCGAACTTGGTTATGCCGCAGGCCAGCATCGTCCCGAACACCGCGGCCACGGCAGCGGCGCCGGTCGGGTCCATTGCGCCGGCCAGCCTGGCGTTGAACTCCTCCAGCGTTCCCTCGAACACTTCGTCGTCTTCCACGGAAGCCTCCCGGCCAAGGGCCAGTTGAATAAACCATCGCAGGTGGAAGGGCCTAGTGGTAACGTCGCGAGGGAGCCTTCCGGTGTGTGGGTTCCAGTGTATTCAACTTTATGTTGATTCGTCAACTTTTTGTTGGAGGTGTGCGATGGCGCTCCACGATCTTCCCAGCGGCGTGATCTCCCCCGGCTTCGACGGACCCCTCGACCTGCGGGTCTGGGTTCCGGGCGAATGGGTCGTCCTCGGCAACGTGAACTACACGGCGCTCGACGGCAGCCACTTCACGATCCCCCGGACGTTCATCACCGACCTGGCCTCGATACCCCGCCCGGCCCAGGCCGTCTTCGCGATCGACGACGCGACCCGGATGCCGGCGGTCCTGCACGACTGGCTGTACTGCTCCCGACTGGTCAGCCGCGACCGGGCCGACGATCTGCTGCGCGAGGCGCTGGCGCGAGCCGGGGTCGGCTGGGTCAAGCGGCAAACGATCTGGTCGGCGGTCCGGGCTGGAGGGTGGCTGTACTACGACCGACGCGATGGGGTCACTGGCGAGGATTTCGCGATTATCATGTGACGTTAGGCCGCGAATTCGGATTTTCGCCAATTCGCGGCGCCTTTTCCGGCCTGACGAGTGCTAGTTAGGTTTGTTAGGTTTTGAGGCCCTAGTTATTTATATATACGAGAATTTTTTATACCTTACTTTTTTTTACCTGACATATATAACCCTACCTTCAAAACCTAACAAACCTAACTGAAACCTCGGATCAATGGGCCAACCACTCGCCGAGGTCCTGCGAATTGTCGAAATCCAGAATTGACGAATTGGCGAAATCCCGAATTGGCGAAATCCCGAATCCGGCGTCCAGTTAGGTTTGTTAGGTTTTGCCGAGGCTTTTTCCAAGAAAAAAGAAAACCCGCCACACGGGCGGGTCGGATTCGGGATTTCCATAATTCAGATCATGGCGTCGGCGTCGTCCTCCAGGTCGTCGTCTTCGAGGTCCACGTCGTCCAAGGGACTCGGGTTGTACTTGATTTTCACGCCGCGGAAGGTCCGCACGTTGCCCGGCTTTAGCGAGACCACGCCTGGCATACACCCGATCTCCTCGTACAGACTGTTGCGGCCATAGCGGTTGAAGTTGTCGCCGGCTGCCCAGTTCTGGAAGCACGACCACAACTCAGCACCGGTCACCTGATCGGTCTCCTCGCCAGTGATCTCCAGGCAATCGCTGACGAACACCGCCATGCTGTTGCGCCGCGACATCCAGGCTTCCTTGGCGCGCCGGCACGACAGCGGCTCCAGGAAGCGCCCGCGCTTGTCCAGCCGCATCCAGCCGTCGATCAGGTGATTTAGGATGCCGGGCAGCTCGTTATGGATCACCCGCTCCAGCAGCTTCAGGTCGCGCTCCTCCTCAGTGATGGTGCTGTTGAAGTCGAACACCAGCACGCGGCGCTCCAGGCCGTAGGAGATGTCCTTCGTCTTCGGCCACTGGTTCGCTAGGATCAGCGGGGTGGCCCGGCAGACGAAGTTGAACTCCGCGGACCCCTTCGGGTTTGCCGTCATGGCCTTGGCCTCGGACATCTTCTTCAACTGGCCGTCCGGCAGCAGGGCGCCCTTGTCGTAGTCGTCGTCGACCAGCAGCAGCTTGCCGACCAGGCCGGCTTCCGCATGGTTGTTGTTCTGGCCGAACCCGGCGATCTGCTTGGCGACCCAACTGTGCCGGCCGGCGATCTGCTGCAGGACCGAGGCGACGAATGACTTGCCGTTGGACCCCTTGCCGTAGAACAGGCCCCACGCCGCGAAGTTGCGCTGCGGCTGGACGATGTAGCCCATGAACTCGTGCAGGTGCCGGATCATCTCGTCGGGGTCAGGGTTGTCGCGGAAGATGCGCTGCAGGGCCTTGTCCCACTCAGGACACTCGGCCAGCGGGTCGTACTCGCACCCGAGCTGGTTCGTCAGCATGTGGTCTGGGTCGTGGTCGATGAACTTCAAGTCGCCGTTCTGGAACCAAAGCTCGCCGTTGTGGCAGTTCATCACGCTCGGGACGTGAAGCTGGCACAGACCGAGTGGGTCCTCACGGCCGTCGCTGGCGCTCATCGTGGCGACGACGCTGGCTACCGAATTGACGAGCGAACTCATCGTGTCGGTGCGCCCCGATTCGTCGAGCAGCGCCTGTAGCGATCCACCTTCTTCGGCGTCGGCCTTCAGCACGCGGCAAACCAGGCTATGCACCCTGTTCTTGACGACCTCCTCTTCGAGTGGGCGCCACATCCCGGAGTCGAATACCCAGAACGCCTTGCCCATGCGCTTCAGGTGATCACCGCCGTCCCAGAACACGCGCAATGTCTCGTCGGCGAGCCAGTCCTCCAGCGACTTGCGGCGCCCGCGGTCGTGCTTCTCCTCGTACTCGGCGCGCATCTCCTTCAGCGACCTCTTGATCGTCGCCTCCTTCGCAACCATGCCGTCGTCCTTGGCGAACTTGACCAGCACCGGCATGATGGTGTCGATCTCGATCCCGGTCAGGTTGTACTTCGCCGCGATTTGCATGGCCTGGCGGTAGTTGCCGGCCAGTTCGAGCTTCTGCTTGCACTGCAGGAACTCCTCGCCGGACTCGCGCAGAACCTTTTTGATCGACCCCATCGTCTTCGCGTCGGAGCGGTCGTCGCTGAAGCTGCCCCACTGGTAGCGGGCGTCCTTCAGGTCGAATTTTTCCGATTGCTTCGAGAAGTCACACCAGATGTCGAAGCCTGCGTCAGAGCCGCCGGTCTCGTGGTGGATCGCCATACCAACGTCGATCCAGCCCTTGCGATCCTCGCACCACTCGTCCTTCGGCAGCGCGAACACCATGTCTCGGATTTCGTCGAGGTTCAGGCCCATCGGTGGAGTGCGAACCATCGACAGCAGGTCGTCTTCGTCGTCGCCCGACTCGCTGGTGCGCTCGATATGGGTTCCGTCTGGCATGTCGTCAGACGTGACGAATGGGCCGACGCCGATCTCCAGCAGCTCGAAGTCGAACTCGCGCAACCAGGCGTAAGGCTCACCTGTATCCGGGTGGATCGACGGCGGCAGCACGACCTGCTTGCCGGTGCCGAACAGCTCGATCTCCCATTCCCAGTGCTTGACCTCGCGCTGCTTGCTCGGGTCGAACTCCTTGAAGAACTCTTCCGAGTGCGCCAGCTTCTTCGAGGCGAAGGGCTTGTCGCAGAGGAAGTAGAAGTGCCGCGACTCGCCACCGGAGCCTGAGCGAACGCACGGGAACTCGCCGCAGCCGGGGAACAGCTTGCGCAGCGCGGCGTGCGCTTCGGCGGCCTTCTCGGGTTTGCGGATGTCCAGGTCGATGACCTGCAGGTAGTGGTCGGACACCTTCGACGGTTGCCCGAGGCGCACGCCGATGTTGTTGCCGTCACGGTAGGAGGTCCGCAACTGGTCGATCGTCATCACCGGCTTTTCCGACCAGTCGTTGCCGATCGGTCGTTTAGCCCGGTTGTGCAGCCAGTGCAGAGCGAAGCCGTGTTCTACCAGTATCTCGATGTGATCGAGCATGGCGGGACTTCCTATTGATTGGTGACTTTGGCCTTAGCGAGCTTCAGCTCGAACAGCTCCAGGAGGTCTTCCGGGATCGGGTAGTGGCTGCCCGAGAACCAATGGCGCACCGTGAAGATCGAGCGGTTCATCATCTTCGCGACATCGGCGGCCCTCATCGAATTGTCGTCGCAGAGCTTGCGGAATCGTTGGGTAGTGTCCATTGCGGCGCCTCCAGGCGATTGTGGTTTTTAACAATTATGCCGGGCCGGGGATTCAGCCGCAAGGTGCGTATGCAACAAATGGGGGAGGGTTCGCCATCCGTGGCGAGGAGGATCAGGTCCTGAAGAGGTAGGGGATGAACTCTTCGAGCGTGACTTCGCCCTGTGCGTGGTTGACGAGCTGGGTCGCGCGCCAATGGGGAATGTGGTTCCCCTTCACCCACTTGTAGATCGTGAAGCTGGCAAGGCCGAGTTGATCCGCCAGCCGAGGGATCGACTTCCGCCCCTTATCGTCGGGCCGGCAGCAGCGTAACAGCAGCTCCTGCAGATCACCCTCGGTTCGACTTTTCATAGCGGTTTCCAACTAAATGTTGACTCGTGTCCAGTGTAGGTTCGCCGCTTTCGGGCGTGCAACCGGTATTTGCGTCATTCGGCGCCACGGTTCGACATCGAATAGCATTTTCAACTTTTTGTTGACTGCGTAGACCTGGATGTTGTTCAATTTCCACACCAACCACCACTGAGGTCTCCCGAGATGAGTCTCGAAACTGCACTGGATAAACTGGCCGACGCCATTCTCGCTCACGCTGCTGCGATCAAGCTGGCCGCAACCCATTCCGTCACCATCGACTGCTCGGTCGACTCCTCGGCCGCGGTCGCCGCACTGAAGGAAGTCACCGGCTCCAGCGACGCCGGTAAGTCGGATAAGAAGCCTGCCGGCAAGACGGAAGCGAAATCCGAGGACAAGAGCGCGGCGAAGGGTCCGATCTACTGGGCCGACAGCGCCAACGAGTTCTTCGGCAAGGTCGACACCGAGGCCGAGTACAAGGCGAAGAAGGCGAAGAGCGAGACCGTCTTCAAGATCACCGAGTCGATCTACGAGAAGAAGCTCGCCGATCTGAAGGCGAAGAACGAAGCCAAGGAAGCCGCGAAGAAGGCTGAGGCTGCTGCCGAAGCCGAAGCCGCCGCTGCCGAGGCGGAAGTCGACGACGACCCGACCGCCGGTATGGACGACGAGCCGACCGACGCTCCCGTCGAGGATCACGTCCCGACCAAGGAAGAGTACACCGCCGGATGGCAGCGATTCCTGAAGATCGACGACGAGGCCCTGCGTACCAAGCGCCTGAAGTGGACGAAGGGTCTGCTCACTCACTTCGGCGCACCGAAAGCGACCGAGATCGACGAGGAACACTGGCCGCTGGTCTACCGCCTCGTGGCCGCTGGCACCGACGGCGATCTGCCGGACCTCGACTCCGAACTCAACGTCTAAACCAACCCTCACATAAGGCGCCTTCGGGCGCCTTTCGGAGTTTGTATGTCTGGACACTCCCTATGGAGTCCGAGCAGTCTGCACCGTCGGCTGGCCTGCCTCGGCTCCGCAAATGCGGAAGACGGACTTCCCGACAGCACCAGCGAGGTTGCCGCTGAGGGCACCTGCGCGCACTCGATCCGCGAGATGTGCCTGGTCGGGTCGAAGGACGTTGACGAGTTCGTCGGGACGGTCGTCGAGGCCGATGGCTTCAAGTTCGAGGTCACCCGCGACTGGGTAAAGCTGCTGCAGCCTGGCATCGACCGCGCGCGTGAGCTGCGCGGCCTGTCGAAAACCCCGCTCGCGAAGGCCCTCTTCGTTGAGCACCGCGTCTCGCTCGACGCCTGGATGCCGGAGGAGGGTGGCACCCTAGATACCGGCGTCGTCATCCGCGACAAGGCTGGCGAGGTGGTCAAGGTCCATGTCATCGACCTGAAATTCGGTCGTGACCCGGTAGCGGCGTTCGAGAACCCGCAACTGATGGCCTACGGCCTCGGATTCCTCGCCGACATGGACCTGCTGAGCAAGCCGGACCTTGAGGTGGAGCTGACCATCGACCAGCCGCGCGCTCCCGGCCACGGCGATTCCTGGACGACCACCGTCGGTGCGCTGCTGGCCTTCGGAGAGCGCCTGGCCGCCGCCTACCGGATCGGCCGCGACCCGAACGCCCCACGCACGCCGACCCCGAGCGGCTGCAAATACTGCAAGGCCGCCGATCACTGCGCCGAACTCGGCGGATTCATCGTTGACCTTTTCGACCTGGCGAACGCCGGAGGCAAGCCCATGATCCCTGAAGCCGATCGCTTGAGCGTCGAGCGCCTTGCGGTGCTCCTGCAGAACGCCAAGCTGGTGAAGAACACCCTGGAGAAGTACGAAAACCGCGGCCGGCAGGAGCTGGAAGAGGGCCGGACCGACTCGGCCACACTCGGCATGAAGCTGGTCTCCGGCGCTGGCCGACGCAACTGGCGTGACGAGGCTGAAGCCGAGAAGTTCCTGACCTCGAAGCTGCCTCGCAAGACCGACGCATTCAACCAAAAGTTGATTTCTCCAGCGGAAGCTGAGAATATATTAGGCACCAGGAACTGGACGAAAGCCCAGGAACTGATCGAGGTGTCGGAGGGCAAACCGCTGCTGGTGCCACTCTCCGACAAGCGTCAGGAGCTGATCCCCGTGACCAACCTCCTCGACGATCTACCAGACGACGGCCTGGAGGAAATGCTCGATGACCTGATCGGAGACGAACCGATCGAAGCCGAGAGTGTCGATGCCGACTCACTCATCTGAAACCGTGAAACCGTGAACCCGAGGAACCGAAAATGGCAGATGTCATTGGTCAAGTCGTCCTGAAGAACGTGCGTTGCTCCTTCCTGAAGGTGTGGACTGCTACCGAGTCCAAGCCCGGCGGCAAGAAGCAGTACCGTTCCAACTTCATCATCGACCCGTCCACCCCCGAAGGCAAAGCCAACATCAAGGCTTGCGAGAAGGCCGTTGCTGAAGTTGCTGCGAAGCAGTGGAGCGACAAAGGTGAGCGCGTCGTCAAAACCCTCAAGTCGGATCGCCTCGACTTCCGCCCCGGCGATACCTTCGTCGGCCAGGAGTCGGGCGAGGTCTACGACGGCTACGAGGGCATGATGATCGTTAAGGCCGCGAATCCGAAGCGCGTGCGCGTGCTGGACCGCGACAAGAGCGATCTCCACGAGGAAGACGAGAAGATCGAATCCGGCGACTATTGCGACGCCGTGGTCCGCTTCTACACCGTCGCCGACACTGAGCGCGGTGGCAACGGTGTGTTCGCCTCGCTGGAGCTGGTGCGTTTCCGTAAGCAGGGCGAGCGCTTCGGTGCAGCGCCTGTTTCGGCCGACGTGCTGGACGATCTCGACGACGAGGAGGAAGACGATCCCATCTAGCGAATGGGGTCTGGTGGGCGGCCCTCGGGTCGCCCTTCTTTTTTCAGGTTCGAGAAACCCAGTATGAACGACCTTCCCCGCGTAGCACTCGATGTGGAGACCTACCGCGATTACTTTATGATCGGCTTCATGCGTGCCGACACCGGCAAGCTGGTGCAGTACGAGATGTGGCCCGGTAAGCCGCTCGACATCGACGGCGTGAAGGCCATCATGGCGCGGCGCACCACCATCGGCTTCAACTCGAACAGCTACGACCTCGTGATGATCGCCGCCGCGTGCCAAGGCTGCGACAACACCACCCTGAAGCTGATCTCCGACCGTATCATCACCCAGAACCTCAAGCCGTGGGACATCGAGCGCGAGTTCGAGATTCGCGTGCCGAAGGGCTGGGACCATATCGACCTGATCGAAGTGGCGCCGGGCCAGGCCAGCCTGAAAATCTACGGTGGCCGCGTCCACGCGAAGAAGATGCAGGACCTGCCGATCGAACCTGACGCTTCGATCAAGCCTGCGCAGCGGACGGTGCTGTGCAAGTACAACGGCAACGACCTCGTGACCACACTCGACCTCTACACCGCGCTCAAGCCGCAGATCGAGCTGCGTGAAACCCTGACCGCCGAGTACGGGATCGACCTGCGCTCGAAGTCGGACGCCCAGATCGCCGAGGCGGTGCTGAAGCACGAGATCGAGAAGCTGGTGAAGGTGAAGGTGTCGCGGCCGTCGTCGGTCGGCAGCCGCTTCAACTACAAGACCCCGGATTTCATCCAGTTCCGCAGCGAGAAGATGCGGCAGGTGCTGGCGCAGGTGCAGCAGGCCACCTTCACGCTCGACAGTGCTGGTGCGGTGCAGATGCCGAAGGAACTCGCAGACCTGGCGATCGAGATCGGAAACTCGACCTATCGCATGGGGATCGGCGGCCTGCACTCGTCGGAGAAGGTGATTGCCCACAAGTCCGACGACCGCTACCTGCTGATCGACCGCGACGTGGCGTCCTACTACCCGAACATCATTCTCAACTGCGAACTGTTCCCACGCCACCTCGGGCCGACCTTCCTGAAGGTCTACCGCAAGATCGTGGAGCGGCGCCTGGCCGCCAAGGACGCGGGTGACACGGTAACCGCCGACAGCCTGAAGATCACCATCAACGGGTCGTTCGGCAAGCTCGGCTCGAAGTGGTCGGTGCTCTATTCGCCGGACCTGATGATCCAGGTGACCGTGACCGGCCAGCTCGCGCTGCTGATGTTCATCGAGCGCCTGGAGGAGAACGGCATTCGCGTCGTCAGCGCCAACACCGACGGCGTAGTGATCAAACCCCGTCGCGACCAGGAGGAGCTGCTGCTGCGCATCGTGAAGTGGTGGGAGGAGAAAACCTGCTTCAAGACCGAGGAAACCCGGTACAAGGCGCTCTACTCGCGTGACGTGAACAGCTACGTGGCGGTTCTGGAGAAGCCGAAGAAGAAGGGCGACACGCTGATCCGCTACAAGGGCAAGGGCGCCTTCTCCGACGTGACCCTATCGAAGAACCCGACCAACGAGGTGTGCATCCGCGCCGCGGTCGACATGATCCTCGACGGCACGCCGCTGGAGGAGACGATCCGTGGCTGCGACGACATCCGCCAGTTCGTCAACATCCGCACCGTGAAGGGCGGGGCCGAGAAGGACGGCAATCTGCTCGGCAAGGCGATCCGCTGGTACTACGCGACCGGCGTCGACGGGACCATCAACTACCGCACCAACGGCAACACCGTGCCTCGCAGCGAGGGCGCCAAGCCGCTGATGGAGCTGCCCGAGGCGTTCCCGGACGACGTGGACTACGACTGGTACGTGCGTGAGGCACGCGATCTCCTTGGCGACCTGGCATTCCTGTACCGCGAGCCGAAGCTGCTCAAGCGCGAGATCAAGGAAATCGAGGCGCTGATATGAAGCTGATCATCGCGGGTGGGCGCGAGTTCACTGATTACGCGATGCTGTGCGCGTGCATGGAAGCCTTTACCCTGGTCCACCCGGTCACCGAGGTGGTCTGGGGCTGCGCCAGGGGTGCCGACGCCCTCGGCAAGCGCTGGGCCGACGAGATGGGGATTCCCGTCAAGCCGTTCCCGGCCAACTGGCGAGAAGAGGGTCTGAGCGCCGGCAAGTCGCGCAACGCCGATATGGCGTACTACGCCGACGCCCTGGTGGCGTTCTGGGACGGTAAGAGCACCGGGACCGAGAACATGATCAAGCGGGCGACCCGGCTGAAACTCAATCCGATCTGGGTGTTCATGTATGGGCATTGAAGCGGGACTCGAAGCGCTGACCTGCGACCGGGCCAAGGCGCGTGGCTACAAGCACCGCAAGATGGGCTGGATCGGCCGGCGCGGCGCCCCGGACCACTTCTTCGGCAAGCCTGGCCGGGCCTTCCTGGTGGAGTTCAAGGAACCCGGTGAGGAGCCGACCGAGCAGCAGTGGCGGGAGATCAAATTCCTGCGCTCGTGCGGCTGGGAGGTCCACGTCATCGACAATCTGAGGGACGCTTATGCCCTGTTTGACTAGGGCCGACCTTCGGCTTTACCAGAACGTCGGCATCGAGCGCACGCTCCTGAGCGAAGGCATCATGCTCGCGATGGACCCTGGCCTCGGCAAGACCGGCCTGACGCTGACCGCGATCCGCGACCTGATCGACCGCCAGGAGATCGCCCGCGTGCTGATCGTGGCGCCGCTGCTGGTGGCCGAGGAGACCTGGCCGTCCGAGATCGAAAGCTGGCAGCACACCCGCGTGCTGTCCTACGAGGTGCTGACCGGCTCCACCGAGCGCCGGGAAACCCGCGCCCGCATCCCGGCCGACATCCACATCGTCAACAAGGAGAACCTGGCCTGGCTGGTCGAGTTCTGGGGCGACGACTGGCCCTACGACATGCTGGTGCTGGACGAAGCCTCGACGTTCAAAAACCCGAAGAAGTTCAACAAGCCGACGAAGAAGGCGGCTGAAAAGTACCTGCTCGACCCCGAGAACGTCGCGCGCCCGAAGCGCAAGCTGACCCGCTTCGGCTGTCTGTGCAAAGTCCGCCGGCACTTCGACAAGGTGGTGCTCTTGACCGGCACTCCGGCCCCGAACGGCCTGCTAGACCTTTGGAGCCAGTATTACCTGATCGACGGCGGCAAGCGCCTCGGTGACGACTTCGAGCGCTACCGTCGGCGCTGGTTCGAGTCCGACTACATGGGCTACAAATGGACCGCGCGTGAGGGCGCCCTGGAGGAGATCACCAAGCGGATCGCCGACGTGACCTTCTCGCTCAAAGCCGAAGACTGGCTGGAGCTGCCGCCACGAATCGACAACATCATCAAGGTCCACCTACCGGACAAGGTGATGGCCCAGTACCGGGCGTTCGAGCGGACGATGCTGCTCGAAGAGCACGACATCGAGGCAATCAACAACGGCGTGCTGACCGGGAAGCTGCTTCAGCTCGCCAACGGCTCGGTCTACAACGAGGACCAGGAAGCGATCGAGATTCACGACATGAAGCTCGACGCCCTGGAGGCGCTGATCGACGAGGCGAACGGCCAGCCGGTGCTGGTGGCCTACTCCTACCAATTCGACCTGGATAAGCTGCGTAAGCGCTTCCCGAAGGCGGTGGTGCTGGGTGATCAGGATGGCACTGTCGCGAAGTGGAATCGTGGCGAAATCCCGATCCTGCTGGCTCACCCGGCAGCCGCGGCCTATGGCCTAAACCTACAGCACGGCGGCCACATCTCGGTGTGGTACGGCCTGCCGTGGAGCCTCGAATACTACATTCAGTTCAACGCGCGCCTGCACCGGTCAGGGCAGATCGAGTCGGTGATCATTCACCACATCCTTGCTGCCGGGACCGTCGATGAGCGGGTGCTGGAGGCGCTGGGAGAGAAGGACGCGGAGCAGGAGGCGGTGATTCGCGCAACCCTCTACCGGCCGGACGCATGACACGAAATTGCTGGTCGTCGACAAGGAGGTGCTGCGCCTATACTTCGAGCAGCGGCGTGCCGCCGACCTGGCGCGCTTTGGTGCGTTTCACGATTCGACTTTGCGGTGAGGATTCAACATGAAGGCTCTAACCGATGACAATCTCCGGGCGGCGGCAAAGGACCTCGGCGTTGACCTTGCGGCAGTGCGCGCCTTGGTCGAGGTTGAGAGCAGAGGTCGTGGTTTCCTTGGCGACGGCCGCCCGAAAATCCTGTTCGAGCGTCACGTCATGTACCGGCGCCTGCGCGACAAGGAGGGCCTGGCGCTGGCTAACCAGATGACCAAACTCTCGCCAAGCGTGGTCAACCGCAGCAGGGGTGGCTACGTCGGCGGCTACGGCGAGCACGAGCGCCTGGACCTCGCCGCCCACATCGACCGTGACTGCGCGCTCGAATCGGCGAGCTGGGGCCTGTTCCAGATCATGGGCTACCATTGGAAGGCACTAGGCTATCCGTCGCTGCAGGCGTTCATCAACGCCATGTACCGCAACGAGGCCGCACACCTTGACGCCTTCGTGCGCTTCGTCAAGCTAGACCCGGCGCTGCACCAGGCCATTCGCGACCTCGACTGGGCAACCGTCGCACGCCTCTACAACGGTCCGGCCTACGCGCAAAACAACTATGACACGAAGCTGGCTGCCGCCTACAAGCGTCACGCGGGTTTGGTCTGAAATTCAACTTTTTGTTGAACTTCACACCGGGCGTACCCTATACTGAAAGCGAGTCGGGGTGGCGCCCGACTACCCCACCAGCTTCCGAGGAACGCCTCATGGACCGCCCGAAACTGTACGTCCTGGACACCAACGTCCTGATCCACGATCCGAACGCCATCCTGAATTTCCACGAGCACGATGTCGCGATCCCGATGACGGTGCTGGAGGAGCTGGATAAGCTGAAAGTCGGCCAGAAGACCATCGCGGCCGACTGCCGGCACGCCATCCGTAACATCGACACCCTGCTCGGCGACGCCTCCCTGGACGAGATTTTCAACGGCGTCCCGATCGTGCGCGTCGACGGCAAGTCGCTGGGTCGCCTGCGCGTCCTGCCGACCCACGACAACCCGCTCTGCCAGAACCCGGACGACCGGATCATCGCAGCCGCCAAGATGGCCGGCATCGAGCGTACCGTACTGGTTACCAAGGACATCAACATGCGCCTGAAGGCCAAGGCCGGCGGGCTGATGGCCGAGGACTACCATAGCGACAAGGCCGTTGACGATCTGAGCCTGCTGTCTGCCGGCTACATCGACTACGAAGGCTCCTTCTGGGTCGACAACGGGACCCTTGAGACCGTGCGGAACACCCGCGGTGCGGTGATCCACCGCCTGCCGATTCCCGAGACCCTGGCGGGCAAGTTGCATATCAACCAGTTCATCGTCGACGAAGGGGGATTTGTCGGTCGCGTGCTGGAGGTACGTGGCGCTGAGCTGCTGATCGAGGACCTGCCGCGCGCCATGCTGATGGGTCAGGAGGCGTGGGGCCTTAGTCCGCGCGACATCTACCAGGCGCTGGCACTCTACGCGCTGCTCGACCCGGAGATTCACCTCGTCAACCTAACTGGCGCCGCCGGCTCGGGCAAGACGATCCTGGCGCTGGCCGCCGCGATCGAGCAGACGGTGGCGACCAAGCTGTACCGCCGTATCCTGGTGACCCGCAGCGTGCAGGGGCTGGACGAGGACATCGGTTTCCTACCGGGCACCGAGGCCGAGAAGATGTGCCCGTGGCTAGGCGCGATCACTGACAACTTGGAGGCGCTGCACTGCGACGACGAGGACCGGGAAGGCTCGATCGACTACATTCTGCAGAAGGTGCCGCTGCAGTTCAAATCGCTCAACTTCATCCGGGGGCGCTCGTTCCAGCACACCTTCCTGCTGATCGACGAGTGCCAGAACCTCACCCCGCACCAGATGAAGACGATCATCACGCGGGCCGGCGCCGGCACCAAGGTGGTGTGCCTCGGCAACCTCGGCCAGATCGACACGCCGTACCTGTCGGCACCCAGCTCCGGCCTGACCTACCTAGCCGAGCGCTTCAAGGACTTCGCGGCCGGCGCCCACATCACCCTGCGTGGGGTGCCGCGCTCGGTGCTGGCCGAATACGCCGACGCGGTGCTGTGATTCAACCAGAAGTTGACAGACCGTGAGGACCGGTCGATACTGAATATGCGAATGCGCTTCGCGTTCGTTAGGTGTTGGTAGAGCGGGCCGCAGGCTAGATGCCTGACATCATGTGAGGGCTTCGGCCCGAACCGGGGATCGTCCACCTGGGAACAGAACGGACCAAGAATTCTTCCCTGTTATCTCCACCCCCGCTTCGGCGGGGTTTTTTTTTACCGACGCAGGCTCTCCGGCTTGAGGTGCCTGTAGATTCAACATTAATTTGAATCCGTCGCCCCCTTGGTGCATATTTGGTGCAGGACAATAGCGGCGATGAACGATCATGGCGGAACTCAACAAAGACGGTAGCGTCAGGAAGAAACCCGGCCCGAAACCCGGAACCCGTTTCCGCCCGCGCGGAACTGCACCGAAGAAGCCGCGGCTCCCGAATGAGCCGATCGCCTATGACCGCACCCAGGACGAGATCGACGATCTGATCGGCGGCGAGGTCGAGGAGCCTGGCATCGGCGAGCAGTTGAAGATCGACGACGTGTACCGCGGCGTCAGCATCACCTGGCTCGCCCAGGCGTTCGGGATGGACAAGCCGACCGTGCGCAAGCGCCTCGCCCACTGCCCCCCGATCGGCAAGATGCGCGACTACGAAATCTACTCGCTGCGCCAGGCTGCCGCCTACCTCGTCGAGCCGAAGATCGACATCGGTCAGTACCTGAAGAGCCTGCGCCCGGTCGACCTGCCGTCCTACCTGCAGGACACCTACTGGTCGGCGATGCTGAAGCGCCAGAAGTACGAAGAGAACGCCCGGCAGCTATGGCGGACCGGCGACGTGCTCGACGTGTTCGGCGAAATGGCGATGACCTTCAAGAGCACGGTCCAGTTGTGGGTCGAGAACCTGGACCGGGTGTACGGCCTGACGCCGGAGATGCGCCAGACCATGACCCAGCAGGGCGATAATCTGCTGGAGGAGATTCACCGGATCATGGTCGAGGCGCCGTTGAAGCGCTGCACCACCAGCTCGGCCGAGGAAGATCACGGCGACGAAGAGCCTGGCACCGGGGGGAGCGATGAGCTTTGACTCGATCGAGGAGATGATTGCCGCCGCGGCTGCTGGCGTCCGGCCGCCCGAGCGGATCAGCGTCGCCGAGGCGGCCGAGAAGGTCCGCTTCCTGAATAACCCCGGCTCCTACGTCGGCTACTGGGACAACAAGATTGCCCCGTATCTCGTGGAGCCGATGGAGTGCCTGACCAGCTTCGAGTACACCGGCATGATCTTCGTCGGGCCGGCGCGGACGGGTAAGTCCGACATGTTCTTCAACTGGCTCGCCTACACCTCCAAGTACGACCCGGCCGACATGATGGTCGTCAACATGACGATCAACACGGCCCGCGACTGGGCGCAAGGTGACCTGCGCAAGATGCTCAGGCACTCGAAGGAGATCGGTAAGCTGGTGGCGCCTGGCCGCGCGAACCAGAACACCCAGGCGACCCGGTTCCTGTCCGGGATGCGCCTGCTCGTGAAGTGGCCGACGATCACCGAGCTGTCCGGTAAGACCGTGCCGCGGAACTGGATTTTCGACTACGACCGGATGGAAGACTCGATCGACAACGAAGGATCGGCCTACGACCTGACCGCCAAGCGCGCCCAGACCTTCCGGCGCTACGGCATGACGGTCGCCGAATCCTCGCCGGGCCGCGAGGTCGAGAACCCGAAGTGGATGCCGCGCACGCCCCACGAGGCACCCCCAACCAAGGGTATCCTGGCGCTCTACAACCGTGGCGACCGGCGGCGCTGGTTCTGGAAGTGCCCGCATTGCCGGACCCCGTTCGAGCCGGACTTCAGCCTGCTGAGCTGGCCCGACACCACCGACATGATCGAAGCGGCGGAAGCCTGCTGGATGGCCTGTCCGCATTGTGGCGGCGTGATCTTCCACGACGCCCGCGACGGCGTTCCCGGCAAATACGAACTCAACCAGCTCGACAACGCGCGCTGGGTTCGTGACGGCCTGATCTGGACCCGTGATGGCGCGCTCGAAGG